TACAATAATACCTCCACCCGAGCATCCTCCACAAGAATAATTACTTGTCAAGGTATTTAAATAGTTTTCTCCACTTACTCCAAATGCTAATATTTGTCCACCATTTGAAGTAATCGTACCTTCACATATAATAATAACTATTCCACCTGTTCCTGTAAGGCCGGTACCTCCACCTCCCGCTGTTCCACCAGGATTACCTGTTCCACCGCAAGCAGCATCATTCTGAACTGCACTTCCATTACCTCCTGCTCCACCGAGTGAAGAACCAGCCGTTGCTAAAGTTCTAAAATTATCCGTTGCTGAACCACCGCCCGTACCACCTGAAAATGAAGACCCATTTCCTCCTGCACCACTTACTCTGGTTAGAACTGTTCCAAGTTTATTTCCACTACCACCTCCACCTGTTTTTAATACAGTACCAGTAAAATCAGAACCACCATTATTACCTGTATATCCATATATTTCATCACTTGCCGAACCACCTAGAGCACCTACTGCTGCAATATATGGAGTCACAGGTTGACCAGTACTAGTAAAATATAATGGATCAGAGGAAATTGGTATATCAAATGATGCAATATTAGCACCTGTAGGGCTTGTATTTGCTCCACATGCTGTCATCGAAATATAAGATGAACCATCTGTAAAAACTAAATTACCAGTTACATAGATTACCATAAAAAGTCTTCGTTTAACATCAGGATCCGGTGGAAAATTATAAACTGTTTTATTTGGCGGTGTATAGTTTGGATTTACAGTTGGAATAAGAAAAGTGTTTGAATCTATAGTTAAATCACCCTTTGCTACAATAAATGATGCAACATCATGACGATCACTAAAGAGAGATGCTACATCTGCTTGGGTTAATATTGTTCCACCAGGAAGAACATTATATTCATAATTTCCACATGGATTCCCATTTAATGTAAGGCTTCCTCCTGTACTTAGTCCATTTCCATTATAATTAATTCCTGGATTTTGTACTGTAGTTACTAGCCCACATGTTGCAATAGTCTTTGCAAAATCATAAAGTGAAAGAACATCTGCATTACCGCCTGCAAAAGTTATGGGCGGAACACACATATAGAGTGGAGAATCAAATGGATCTTGTTGCGTTTCATCAACAAATGCACGTATTTGTGAATTATTATTTGTTACAAATGTATTGTTTTGCCCAGGTGTAGGAACCCAGCGAAATGTAAATTCCATGTCTATCTACTAGGAAAGATTCGTTTTTTACCTACAAACCGTACATATCCCCAGTAAATAAGCGTGAGTGGAACTACACAAAGTGCCACATAAAAAAGTCCAATCAGAATCTTACAGACTATCTTCATCCAGTCTGACATCCAAGACATTTCATGTTTATGGTCCATAATGGAATCATGTGAAGGCTTACAGACAGGGTCGACTGAGAAACACGGTTCATAATAGGTATTATCTAAAAAGATAATGTCCCCCTTATGTTCATAAAAGAAGGCATTCTGAACACTAGGGCCTGTGGTTCCATTAAGATAGAGTTCCTTTGTTAAGAAATCTCCCTCCTTTAAAGTTGAATTCGTCATTCGGGTAATGAGTTCTAAAATCAATGGATGATGAGGTTTTGCCAAGACAATTGCATTATTTGTCTGTCCTATCATATTTCCTGGAAAGGCCGAGAGACTCACGATAAGTTCAGCCGTATCAATCTTCGGAGTTGTATCAATGGCTTTCAGAGATTTCATATCGGTATCGACAGTGATACCTCCATATGCATAGAGTATAACAAGACGACCAAAGTCCACCTTTTGAACAAGATACGGTAACGAGTCAAACTTTGCAAGCACGGCTGGAAAGAGTTTTCTACACTCATCGCGAAGACTCGCTTCATCCCACACCATATGGGTGTATCCTGGATTCAAGGCCTTCAAACTCTCGACATTTCCTTTGAATTTTGGCGGCAGCGCATTCCAACCCTGTAGCCAAATTTGGTGTGTAATCCTGGGTATTTTACGCCCCTCCATCCTATTTACGAGCCTTAAAAAAATCAGTAAAGACGTGATAATCACCTTCATAGACTAAATACGTGATCACAACTGCAAGGATAACATCTACTGTGTAATGTGACCGTGTTAAGATAATGATGGCCATATTGAGTAGATTAATAAAGTAGAAGAATGCGGGACTAATGATTCCCTGTCTCCAAAAAATCAGTGTAGCCAGTAAGACAAAGGCGGTGTGACCACTAAAGACCTTGTCATAGCAATTGCCTTTAAAATAATTAAATAATCCCATTGCAGTATCGCATTTGTCATGCTTGGGAAGAATTGTTACAATCGTTGTTAGTGCACGAACCACCATAATCAGGAGAAACTTTGCACCAAATTCTTTGACAATCGGAATGGGGTTTGGAATAAAAAAGAATGACAGCGCTGTTAGTGTAATAATTACATCGTTGTACGCTTTATATTCATGTAAGTCGGGAACAGTTACATGAAGTAAATCAAAAATCTTACCTTTTTGGTCCGTCTTGTAAAATTCATCTCCAAGTAATTGAACAAAGTAATTGGAGGCGAACACTAACACTAGGAGAAATCCGACCCAGAGCGTATCTCTCATCCTACTTAGATACCTTCTTCTATTTCAGCAAGCCAATCGCTCCATGACTTAGGGCTTCGTGCATCCCATTTTCGTTGCCGGTCTATATACAGTGTCATTTGTCGATTGAGAAGTGTCAAGTCAACATGTGTCGGTTTATAGGTACTAAACTCTTCAAGTACGCGGGCGATTTTATGAGGTGTGAAGGTGCCACATGTATAGATGTCCATTTGTAGAAGACATTTTGACTTTGGATGATGGAGAATCCAAGGCGGTGGAGTCTTCCAGAAGTGAAATGCAATATGCGAAGTCTGAATCGGGGCCACGGCTGTGAGCCCTTCATTCCATTTCGGCTCGCTTACATAAAACGCACGCGGCTCACCAAGAAAATTCATGGAGAGGTCATAGATTAGGTGGTTCAACTTCTTTTTTACACCCTCCATATCGGCTTTTGATGGACAATTTGTCGTTTCAAAGCGTACAAGTAAATGGTGGTGTTCGATTGGTGATTTTGGGTGATTTTTATATTTGCGAGTTCTGTTCTTGGCGACCATTCTATTAAATCTCCATATTAAATATAGAATGTCTGGAATCTTGAATCGTGGATTTAAGCAAGTTGCGGCTGTTACGGGCCTAGCCCGCCGTGGAGTAGTCTACTTTGACTATGATAACGGCGATCTAGTTGTCCCTATTCAGGTGAGCGGAGCCCCGAACTTTGAGGCGCGTGGAAAGACTGCGGCCGAACTCAAGATGGATTTTGACCGTAAGATTGGCACCTCAAAGACGGGATACAAGGTGCTCGGCTCAATGCCGAATATGGCCAAGGGCATGTTTGGCAAGAAGGGCGGCAAGTCGCGCAAGAATCGTAAGACCAATGCCCGTAAGAATCGCACTCGCCGCAATTAGTTACCAAACAGTAACGCCGAACGACCCTTTTCAAACTCCAATGCTGCCCATGTCTCCACATAGACATCCAAATATGTATTGGGTGACCCTGGCAGCGCAGCCAGCGTAATTAAGAGTGTAGGCCTGTCAGCCGTCGTAAAATTAATGGATCCCTCCAATTGCCGTGCAAAGGGAGCAATCCGTCCTACGATGTCACCGAGAGCCCAGTTCATAAAAGAGATATTATATCCCGAGTCGCGCTCCTCTTTTGCGTGCTGCACTAACTCGTGCCATACGAGTGAATCCCATGATGTCTCTCTGTCACGACCCGCAATAATAAGCGATAATGCGCTATACGCTTGTCCACCACTCACATCCATTGTATACTGCCACCTCTGATTGGCGAGTAGCGCAGGTTGTGTACGGAATGTCATGACCATGCGTGCAGCAGGATGGTCTGCATCAAGGCGACGCGTCACATAGGCCGTTCCATTCCGCGTCAAAGGCGCATAATCAATTTGCCCTTGTGTGAAATTATTCTCATAGAGTCGTTCAAACGGCACTGTAAGCACACTACTGCGCATAGAATCTTGCATTTCACGGTCCGTATAGATATGACGAGTCTCCAATTGTATGGTCGGCGCAGGAATCTCCAGACGACCCAGCGTTGAAAATCGTACAGGAGTAGCACCTGCTGTAGTTACAATTTGAAAGTCATTACGATTCCAAGGCGTAGGCTTCGGCCTTCCATCAGAAGCCTCTACGATGTCCTCCAGTTTTCGTAGAACACAACGAACACGAAATGCCTGCTCGGTTGCACAGATACGAGGAAACCCACCATCATCTGCATCCTGACATCCTACAAGCGGTAATGCCAGTCGCAGGCGACCAGGTGTAGCATTCCGTTGTATGGAGAGCGCTGAGCCGCTGTGAACACCCGTTAGCGCATTCTCTAAAAACGCGGACGCGAGTGAACCACGACTGCGAGTTGTTGCAAAGAGTTCATCCCCACTCCATTCCTGCACGAGAAGTCTATCTTGAAAAAACTGAATCTTCTCAAAGAGAAAATACGCAATACCGCGGGTATATCCGTAGGTGACACCTGATAAGTCGGTAATGACTGAATTTCCATTTAGAACAGACTGTGTCATAGGGAGCCATGTAGGTAGATCAATCACCAGTGTCGGTTCAATGACAACATCTCCAGCCACTTCAAATTGAAACTCAATGGAACGACCAAACTCGGTGGCCTGAAGAGGAGGAATGCGACGCAGTTCATGAATAACCGCGGCCTGCGGCTCGTAGCGATTATCATATGGAAAAAGTGAAGTTGCATCATCTGAAATAAAGTATGCGTCTTTGTTGCCGCGTGAAACAAGCTCGTAAAGAGGCCCTTCGCTAGTTACATTTGTCGCATTCATCAGCGACTCTTGTCTATGATGAATGAGTTTTTCTATTAAGGATTCACGCGTTAGCCTCAACCTCCTCTTCGACAACAGGTGCAAGCAGTTTCAATGTCGCCGCCCTTTCAACACGCTTGGGTAGGTCAATCACTGCCTTTCGTCCATATCGAGCAAACCAGAATTCATGTGTCGCTTCCTCACCGTCCTTAATCCATGTATCTAAGAATGTCTTGGCCTGTTTATAGCCGGGATCTGATACATGAATACCAAGTTCCTGAAGTTTCTTTAATAAAATCACTGCTTCTTGAACACGCTCAGCCTTTGTCTTATAGACAACCATACTAGCACTACTGAGCATTCGTTGTATAGACATTTACCGTACTTAGATAATACCGACCTTGGGCAATCAGATCGCGCTGCTCATAATCTGTATACTTGTATGTCGCTGTTGTCAGTGTGCTGATAGGACTCGTATTATTATAGCCTCTCTGTGGTGTCAGGGTCTGAGCCTGATAGTTAATCCACTGGGTGCCTGATTGCAGATTTTTGATATATTCGCTAAAGTCCATTGCGCTCTATCTAAAACTCTGAAATCAATTCTATAGAAAGAACGAAATGTGCGGCATCTTTGCCTGTTTCGG